ATGGGGTGGATGGAAGAGATGGGAAATAGACGAAGACTACATTAAAGATTTAATAGGAGAAAAATGAAATACTTACTAACACTAGCAATAGCCATAGCCATAATCTTATCAGTGAAGTTGTTTGTAAAAGAACCAATACCTAAATGTAATTGTAGTTGGCCACAGTCACATAGTGATCTAGTAATACAACCATGTCCAACACCCGTGTTAGAATAGGGTAATGAAGAACAAAGGTGGTCGCCCCAGTAAATATAAGAAAGAATATTGTGCTAAGGTTTATGATTATTTGGCCACGACAGATAAGGCTAATATGGAACTACCAATGATAGAAGGCTTTGCTAGATATCTCAATGTTGCCAGGAGAACTTTGTATGAATGGCGAGACAAATACCCAGAGTTTTTGCACACTTTGGACGAAATCATGACTTATCAGAAAATGCAACTTGTCAATGATGGCATATATGGAGGCAAAGAAGTCAATGCCACAATAGTTAAATTACTGTTGCAGAACAACCACGATATGCGTGAAAGACAGGACGTAAAGACAGAGGTAAAAATAGACTATAATACCCTTACTGATGACCAACTCGACAAAGTTATCGAACAAAAAGAAAAAGAAGCGGGCGTACATTAAAGCACTGAACGCCAAAATAGAGAGAAAAAGACAAGATCCCCTCAAGTATGCCGAACAGCACCCCAAACAAGAGGAGGTCACTAACGCCTCCGAGATGGTAAGGGTTCTATTTTGGGGAAACAGAGTCGGAAAGACGGAGTGGGGAGCTCAAGAGGTAACTAGATATCTACTGGAAAAACATCCAAAGAGAAAGATAGTCGGCCCAGTCGAAATTTGGTCTGCTTGTCCGTCTTATGACGCACAAAAAGAAACGACCCAAAAGAAGCTAAAGGCATATATTCCGAAACATAGGGTAAAAGACATTACTTATGTTAAAAAAGGCGTGTGGGGGGAGATCGTTTTAGACAATGACAACAAGATAAACTTCAAGTCTTATGAACAAGGTAGGGAAAAGTTTCAAGGGGCTGGCAAGAGACTAGTGTGGTTTGATGAAGAACCACCACACGATATTTGGGAAGAGTGTTTTGTCAGGCAAGAGGCAGGTCAACCATTCGATATCATCATGACGATGACACCGATTAAAGGGATGACTTGGGTCTATGATGACATCTATCTCGATACAGACAATCCAGATAATTTCGTTTCGACAGCTGGTTGGGATGATAACCCTTGGTTGACAGAAAAACAAAAAGAGCAAATGGCTCGTGGGTTGAGTCCAGAGGCGATCCAAGTAAGAAGGCACGGCAAGTTTGTTAAAAGAGTTGGTCTTATTTGCAACTGGTGGGATAGAAGTAAACATATTAGACACTATGACGGTTATGAGAGGTATTGGACTTATTATGAAGTTCTTGATGGTGGATTTTCTGATCCCGCTGCATATTTGTTTATTGGTGTCGACGGAGATGACAACATCCATGTAATGAAGGGCTACAGAGAACCACAACTTATTGCTGACGAGATAGTTAATAAGAGGAACTCGATGACGGGCGGGATGACCATTACAAGCGGGTGGATAGATACTGACAATCCAAGATTAACTCAGGATTTAATGACAAAGGGAATGAGCTTGATACCTGTTGAAAAATTACCAGGAGGAAATGCTAGTTGGGATGAGACGCTGGCAGAGAAATTGGCTGAGTATGGCAAGATACAAAAGGCTACTGGCGAACCAAGGCTGTTCATATCGGACGATCTTGTCAGGTTCGATCCAGATAAAGGCACAGAGATTAACTGGTTAGTACAAGAGATAGAAAACTTGGTTTGGTTGGAGCAGGTTAAAAAAACTGGTATTGAAATAAAGCCGAAGTGGGATGACCATAGGCGCTTTCATCATCACTTTGATGGTCTAAGGGCACTAGCTTATTTCTTGGTCATGTATAAAAAGAGATCGTATCGGGTTAAAGAGTATAATAAGGAAAAATGGTCAATCTAACCAGCTTTGCTTCAATTAGCCTTACAAAGAAAATGTATGGTTGGACTAAATATGGTGGAGCACGCAAGGGGATAGTTAAAGAAACCCTAGACACATGGTATTGTCAGATATGTGCTGAAGAACAAACACTTGGCTTACCGGCTTACATGATACATATAGGAGATAGGGACTTTATCAGGATTTGTTCTAAATGTTTCAATAAACTTGGGGAGGGGTTTACATTATCACAGATTAAAATAAGCGTCTCTCGTGGCCTGTGGGTTGATAACCATAACGAAGATTGGCTAAATTAATATATGGATACAATACTAGAAGTAAAAGAACACTATAACGACTGGACAGAGGACATGGAGAAACGCCTCATGCGTAAGAATGGCTATAACGACATTACTGATGCCTACTGGGGCAAGTTGCCAACAGACTGGCCCTATACTGCACGTGTTGTAGACCCACGCATAAGAACATCCTTAAATGAGAAGAACGGACGACTATTGAACTCCAAGCTAAGAGGACGACTTGTACCAAGAGAGGGCGGGGATGTACTCAAGGCACGTATAAACAACTCTGTATTAGATTTCCAATGGGATAACGCTAACTTCGGCGGAACAATGTTATCTAAGTGGTCAGACATGGACATGGACACCAGACTATACGCCAGTAAATTTGCACGTGTATTATGGAAGACTCAGAAAGAAGGCAAGAAAGTAGTATTCGAGGGCAACGAATTTGAACCCAAAGACATCAGAGATTGTGGTATTGACCCAACAAGCCACAACATTCGTGATGCTAAATGGTTCCAGTCTAGAGAGTGGGCTAAGGTTGAAGACTTAGAAGAAGATAAGAAGTTATATCCAGGACTATCCAAACTGATTAAAGCGATTAGAACTGATGAGAACACTGCCAACGACAGAAGGGACACGGCTTACACAAGCAGGCTGTTAAGCAACAAGGGACTGACTGACAGAATGGGTGACGACAAAACATTTCCAATAGTAGAGATTGTTCACGAGTACCGAGTAGATAAGTGGATAACCTTCAGTCCTAAGCACGACATTATACTAAGAGAGATAGACAACCCCAATAAACACGGCAAGATACCTATTGTTCAACTTAAATACTACCCTCTTAATGACGATCCTTTGGGAGAGAGCGAAGTCGAACCGGTACTGCCATTGTGGAGAGCCATACAAGCCACCCTATGTGGATACTTGGACAACATGAACACTCACATCAGGCCACCAGTAAAGATAATTAGTGGTGCTTGTAGAATTGAAACAATAATTTATGGTCCTGAGGCACAATGGATAGTCGACAGACAAGACGCAGTAGAAGAAATGAGAGGTAGTGGCGAAGCACTCCGTTATTTCCAGACTACTTATTCGTCTTTGGTGTCAGCTTTTAACACAGCTATGGGCGATCTTTCACAAGGCGTTAGCCAAATAGACCCATTTAACCCTGATAAGACAGCTACAGAGGTTAAACAGACCGCTAAACAACAGAATATCCGAGATCAGTCCAACCAAAACAGAATAGCAGAGTGTATAGAGGACATGATGAGTATGTGGGTGAGTAATAACAAACAGTTCCTATTCAGCGATCCCAATAAGAAAGAGATAGTCATGAAGATATTGGGAACTGAGTCATTTGAATACTTCAAAAGGATGGGGATGGACGAAATGGAAGTCGACCCAGAGGCTATGGACTTGATAGCAGAGAATATCGGCCTTTCCGGGGGTAATGTTAGCGATGACGACATAGCCAAGATGATGGAAGCAGGCTCAATGCCTAAGTATCCAGTTGTTACAGAAGAAGGTATCAAGCCAAAGATGAAAATGAGCGAACTAGAAGACTCAGCAGACGTAACAGTTACCGCAGATGACATGGAAGGAATATACGACTATGTATCAGATGTTAAATCAATGGCGGCAGGTGCTAGTGAAGAACAAAGAGAAGGGCAGGACAGGGCGTTTGAGATGCTGATGAACCCTGCAGTCGGACAAATGTTACAATTAGAAGGATACAGACCAA